CCAACCCAGACCAGGCCGAGGCGCGCTATCAGCAAATGCATGGTTTCATGGATCAGGATGTCCAGAGGGCCAGAACGCTGCCGCTGCCTCTGGGGTCCTGGTGATGAACGAGGACGACAAGCGACGCCTACTGCTGACCCGCAAGAAGGCGATCCTCCAAGCGCGCGATCAACTGATCCCGTTCGCGCGCTACATGGCGCCCGACCCTGACTTGAGGGCCGACGCCACGCGCTCGGCCTATGAGGTGGCGCGGCACCACCGGGTGATCGCCGCGGCGCTCGAGGAGGTCGAAGCCGGGAGGATCAAGCGGTTGATCATTTCCTGCCCGCCCAGGCACGGCAAGACCCGCTTGGCCAGCATGCTGTTCCCGGCGTGGTATCTCGGCCGCAACCCGCAAAAGAGCGTGGTGTTCGCCACCTACAACGACAAATACGCCGTGGACGTCGGCGGGGTGGTCAAGGCCCTGCTGCAGAGCCCGCTCTACGCCCATGTCTTCCCCGAGCTCAAGCTCGACTATGGCGGGGCCTCCGCCGACCGCCTGCGCATCGCCGGAGGAGGCGATATGTTCTGCGTCGGCGTCGGGGGCACCCTCACCGGCCGCGGCGGCGATATCAATCTCCTCGACGATCCGATCAAGAACCGCCAAGAGGCGGACTCCCTCATCGTGCGCGACAAGTTATGGTCCTGGTATCAGAACGTGTTCCGCACCCGCATGATGACCCAGGAAGCGCGCCTGGTGCTGATCGCCACGCGGTGGTCGGAGGACGACCTGATCGGCCGCCATATCGATCCCGCCAACCCGCACTACAACGAAGAAGAAGCCAGGACCTGGAAGATCATCAACCTCCCGGCTCTGGCTGAGGAGGATGACCCGCTCGGGCGCGCGATCGACCAGCCGCTGTGGCCCGAGCGATTCGCCGAGCCGTTCCTGGCCGACCAGCGCCGGAGCGACCCGCGAGGCTTCACCGCCCTCTACCAGGGCAGGCCGACGCCGGCCGAAGGCAGTTTCTTCAAGAGCGGCTTCCTGCGCACCTACAACAAGATGAGCGACATGCCGCCGCCGGAGGCGATGCGCTTCTACGGCGCGAGCGACTTCGCGGTAGCGACCCGGCAGGAGAACGACAAGTCCTGCCACATGGTGATCGGCGTCGACGTCGACGACAACATCTGGGTCATGCCCGACATTGTGTGGTCGCGCCTGCCGGCGGACATGAGCATCAACGCCGTCATCCACTTGATGGCGAAATACAAGCCGATGTTTTGGTGGGGCGAGCGCGGCACCATCTCGAAGAGCATCGGCCCGTTCCTGCGCAAGCAGATGCAGGAGAAGCGGGTCTATTGCTCGATCGACGAGATCACCCCGGTGGCCGACAAGCTCGCCCGCGCGCAGAGCATCAACGCCCGCATGAGCATGGGGAGGGTGTGGTTCCCCGGCTTCACCCGCTGGTGGGCGGACGCCCGTGAGCAACTGCTTAAGTTCCCGCATTCCGGGCAGGACGATCTGGTCGATGCGCTGTCGCTGGTGGGCCTGGGGCTGATGAAGCAGATTCCGGCCAAGGGCAAGCCCAAGCCCAAGGCGATCGAACCGGGAGTGTTTACGTTGGGCTGGGTGAAGGCTCAGACCAAGCGTGCGGAGCGTGAAGCGCGTCTAGCGAGTGGATGGTGATGGCAGGCCCCAACGATCCGACCCTCGACCCGGTCGAAGCCCTGTTCGGAACCCCCGCAGGCATCTCCGGCCCGCAGATCCTCGGCGAGGGGATCAAAGACGCCAAGATGATCGAGCGCGACCGGCCCGAGCCGTCGCAGTCGCGCAAGGCCCTGGTCACCGCGTGGGCGGCGGAGGTCAAGCACGCCCGCAAGCACTGGAAGCCCTCGTACGACAAGATGCGCGAGGACCAGGACTTCGCCCTCGGCAAACAGTGGTCGAAGAACCCGAAAGACAAAAGATACGTCGCCAACATCACCCTGCGCGAGATCACCCAGCGGGTGAGCTTCCTTTACGCCCGCAACCCGAAGGCCGTGGCGAAGAGAAGGGAGATGATCCTTAATACCGTCTGGGACGGGACCGAGCAGAGCCTGCAGGCGATCCAGCAGGCGGCTCAAGAGGCGATGGCGTCCGGCATGATGCCGGGGCAGATGGGAGGGCCGCAGGCAGGCCCTGCAGGGCTTCCGCCGCCTCCAGGCGCAATGCCCCCGCCAGGAACGCCCGGGCCGCCCGGCGGGCCTCCAGGGCCTTCAGGGATGCCCGCAGGACCTCCTGGAATACCTCCAGGGCCACCTGGGATGGGAGCGCGTCCAGGGCCTCCAGGCATGCCAGGAAGTCCTCCTGGCTTAGGTATGCCGCCGCCGCCACCTCAGAACCCCGCCATCGGGCAGGTGGTCCAGCAGGGCATGGCGGTCATCCAGGACGCCTCTCGGGTCAAGCAGCAAGTCGAGATGCTCGACAAGATCGCCAAGACGTTGGAGCTCCTCTACGCCTACAACGTCTCACAGCAACTGCACCCCTTCAAGCAGCTCCTGAAAATGACGGTGCGCCGGGCGCTGACGGTCGGGGTGAGTTACGTGAAGCTGGGCTTCGAGCGGGTCATGCAGAAAAGACCCGACGTGGTCGCGAAGCTCTCCGACATCAGCGAGCGCCTCGGCACGCTCGAGCGCTTGGCGGCCGATATCGCCGACGGCGAAGCCGACCCCAATTCCGCCGAGGCCGAGCAGCTCAAGCTTATGGTGCAGGACCTGCAGGGGCAGTCGCAGTTCGTCGTGCGCGAGGGCTTGGTGTTCGACTACCCCAGTTCGTTCTCGATCATCCCCGACACCAAATGCGTGCATCTTCGCGGCTTCCTCGGCTGCGACTGGGTGGCGGAAGAATATATTCTTTCGCCCAACGAGGTGAAGGAGATCTACGGCGTCGACGTCGGCAAGTCCTACATCAGCTATCGCCGCCCCGATGGCGGCCTCGACGTTTCCGCCCGCTCGAGCCTCGGGCCAAACGAGAAGGAGAAAGGCACCGGGGACGATCGGCAGTGCTGCTGTGTGTGGGAGATCTACAACAGGAAGGATGGCCTGGTTTACCTGGTGTGCGACGGCTACGTGGAGTTCCTGCGCGAACCCGCGGCGCCCGAAACCCCGCTCGAGCGCTTCTGGCCGTGGTTCGCGTTGACCTTCAACGAAGTCGACCACGAGGACGAGGTGTTCCCGCCGAGCGACGTGCGTCTGATGAAGGATATGGCCTTAGACTACAACAAGGCCCGCCAGGGCCTGCGCGAGCACCGCCGCGCCGCCAGGCCCAAGACTGCGGTTTCCGCCGGCGCCCTCGACGCCGAGGACCTCGAGAAGCTGGAGAGCCATCCCGACAACGCGATCCTGGAATTGAATGGGCTTCAGCCGGGGCAGAAAATCGATGACCTCCTGCAGCCGTTCACGGGACCCAAGATCGACCCGGCGCTGTACGATATTGCTCCCTATTTCCAGGACGTGCAGCGGGTCACCGGCTTCTCGGAGGCCAATCTCGGCGGCACTGGCGACGCGACGGCGACCGAATCGCAGATCTCCGAGGCGGGCCGCACCACCGCGAACGAGAGCAACGTCGACGACCTCGACGACCTCCTGACCCACCTCGCCAAGTACGGCGGGCAACTCCTGTTCGCCAATGTCACCGAGGACACCGTCAAGCAGATCGTCGGCCCCGGCGCGGTCTGGCCTTCATTGACCGGCCAGCAGATCGCCAGCGAGATCTGGCTCGAGGTCGAGGCGGGTTCGTCCGGCAACCCGAACCAGGCGGTCGAGATCGCCAACGCGCAGAAGATCTATCCCCTGATCATGCAGTTGCCGAATGTCGACCCGGAGTTTCTCGCGCGCGACTTGATGAAGCGCCTGGACGACAAGCTCGACCTCACCCAGGCCTTCAAGTCTCCGCTGCCGTCGATCGTGGCGATGAACACCATGGCGCGGGGCGGCGGGGCTCCTGGGGCGCCAGGCGTGCCGGCTGGCGTCGGGCAGATGTCGGCGCCGTCGAAGGGCGCGACCCCGCCGAGCCCGCAGATGCAGGGGCCGGCTGGAGGGCAGAACGCCGGGCAGAACCCGCGGCCCGGAGGCTCGTTCCCGCCGCCGACCCCAACCCCTGGCTCGGGGCCGGCGACGCCGGTCCCTGGAATGCACCGGCTGACAGGGCCGACGCACTAGCGTATGATGCGCTCGCCGCCACCACGGCGACAGACGCCATCAGACGGTAGTTGACAACCGCATATGGATATGATCGGTTGCCTACGCAGGCCGACTGTGGCCCGCGTGGAGGAACCGATTATGACAAATGGAAACGGCAAGCAGCAAGTGTTCGAGACGATCATGCTGCACAAGCCGCCGCCGCTGAAAATTCAGCACGCGCGGGTCCCGACCGACAGGGTGAGGTTCGATACTGAGAACCCCAGGCTCAAGTACCAGAAGGAGCTCTTCCCGGATAAGACCGACAAGGAGCTTCTGTTCAAGCTCCCCGACACCAACTGGCTGATGAAGGACGTCGAGGAGAAGGGCGTCCTGGAGGCCATCTACGTCAAGGAGGAGCTCCTCAATGGCGTGGCTTCATTCGTGGTGATCGAAGGCAACCGCCGCACTGCAGTGATGCAGGAGCTGCAAGCCAAGCATCCTGATAACCCCAACTTCGCCTATATCCCGGCCAGGATCCTGCCGCCGGAGACGACGCCCGAGCAGGGCGCCATCCTGATGGCTTCCCGTCACGTCGCGGGGCTGATCAAATGGGACGCCCATGAGAAGGCGGGCCATATCTGGCACATGATCAACGTCCTGCACATTCCCGAGTCGGAGCTCATCAACACCCTGCACATGGGGGCGCCGGCGATCAAGAAGGCGTCCGAGGCCTACGGCCTGCTCGACCACTACAAGCACTGCGATGGCGGTAAATACGCCGCGCAGGCCGAAGGCAAGTGGTCGTTCATCGCCGAGTTCATCAAGGTCAAGGAGTTCTACGAACGCCACAAGAAGGGCCAGGACTTCGACGATGACTTCTGCCGCTGGGTCGGCGACGGACGCATCCCGAAGGCCGAGGACGTGCGCGACCTGCCGGCGATCCTCAAGTCCGGGAAGGCTCGCAATCTCTTCTTCAATGAGCCGGCCGAGCACGCCTTCGAGAAGGCCAATGCAGTGGTCGACAAGTCCGACCCGAGCCGCCGCTCCAAGTTCTACAAGGACGTGGAAAACCTGATTGCCTCGGGCCGCGGCGCCTCGCTCAGCGACCTGACGGAGGCGGGCGACAACGAAGTCGCCCGCGACAATCTCCTCGAGGCGCATTCGGTCCTGTTGTCCTTCATGGAGAAGGCCGGCGTCCGCATCCCCGCCACCGCTCGCCGCGTGGCCTAACCATGCATGTCCGCATCACCCAGCTCGACGGGAAACTGCCGAACCTGGCGCTGATGCGGCTCGCTCACTACCATCGCGAGCGGGGGGACACGGTGCATTTCATCAAGTCCACCGCCCGCGATGCCTTCGAGCCGGCTTATGACCGCGTCTATGGCTCGGCGATCTTTCAGCAACCGAAGTCAATAGCCCGGATCGAAGAGCTCAAGGCGCAATTCCCCGGCGCTATCATCAGCGGCACCGGGATCGGCTCGCCCCACCTCACGGTCGAGGACGTCATCGGCGAGCACGACGGCGTCAGCTACGACGGCTATAAGTTCGATGGCTCGATCGGCTTCACGCAACGCGGGTGCCGGCTGAAGTGCGGCTTCTGCGTCGTCCCGCGCAAGGAGGGCAAGAACCGCACCGTCGCGACGATCGCCGACATCTGGCGCGGCGCCCCATACCCGAAGCACATTCACCTGCTCGACAATGACTTCTTTGGCCAACCGCGCGAGCAATGGGAAGCCAGGGTTCAGGAGATCATCGACGGCGGTTTCCAGATCTGCCTCAACCAGGGCATCAATACCCGGATGATCGACGATGTCTCGGCGGCGGCGCTGAAGCGCATGGGCTACTGGGACGATTCTTTCAAGGTCAAGCGCCTCTACACCGCCTGGGACAACATCGGCGACGAGGGGCGGTTCTTCAAAGGCGTCGACACCCTCGAGGCTCACGGGATCCCGCCGTCGCACCTCACCGTCTACATGCTGATCGGCTATGACAAGCGCGAGACATGGGAGCGCGTGCTCTATCGGTTCGACAAGATGCTGGCGCGTCGCATCCGCCCCTACCCGATGGTCTACGGCGATCGCAATGGCCTTCTGCCGCTCGGCGGGTGCAATCAGCGCGTCGCCCATCGGACGCTCGGCGAGTTCCAGCGCTACGCCATCCGCCGGCTCTACTCCATCTGTCGGTTCGAGGACTACGATCGCGGCAATCGCGACACGCGCGGCCGCCCCGATCTGTTTGCGTCGTGAGACGCGAGCAGCACGATCGCCACTGCATCATGAACGTCGCCTGGCGGCCGTGCCGGATCCAGGCGATCCGCGACGATCAGATGATCCTCGTCAATGAGGCCGGCCAGCAGGTCTACTCCCCGCCGCTGTCGGAAATGGAGTGGGAAGCCTATTGCGACGAGGCGGCGCGATGGCTCGCCAAGGAAGGCAAGCGCCTCGAGAAGGAGAGGCAGGAAGACGCCGAGGCTTCGAAGCGGATGGTGGTCGCCGAACTTCTGGGTGAGCGGATCTCGGCGCAGGAGTACTATCGCGCGATGCTGGCGCGTGAGCAGCTCCTGGCCAGCGGCTACGGTTCGACCGACGACCTCGAGCGCGAGGTGGTGCTGGTCGACCTCGAAGACACCGACCCGGTCCCTATCCTCGAGGTCGATTGCCAGATGACGCTGGACGAGCTCCGGAGGAAAAATTCAGAGTTCTAACAATGCGTTGCGAGACGCGCAACATCTAGAAGGTATTGCCCCAAGCCCCCCGAAAGCATAAGGATTGCGTCTACCCATGAGGACGCCCCTTGGAAGACACGACGTCCGGTGTCGGCGAAACCCCCAGCACCTCGACCCCGGCGCCGGCCGGTTCCGAGGCCCCCGCCACTACTGACGTATCTCCGGGGTCGTCGCCCGATACTTCCGGCCATGAACCGTCTACGGCTGAAAGCCGCAAGTCGCTCTTGGACGTCGTCCGTGAGGCCGCCCCCAGACGGGGTGAGCCTGGCCAGACGGCGCCCGGCGACCTGCGGGGAGCTCCGCCAGCTCCAGGCGCGGCACAACCAGGAGAAGACCTAGGCCCGCTGACCCAGCAGGAATACGACGCCTACGTACCCCGTACGCAAAAGCGCATTCGCCAATACCAAGAGCAGATCAGGAAACTGAACGACCACATCGGTCCGCTCGAGAACGCGGCGAAGACTACGACCGAGCTACAAAATTTCTTGCGGCAATCTGACATTGCAAAAGAAGATTTTGGGCTCGTTCTCGACCTGGCCGCGGCGATGAGGCGCGGCGACTTCAAGACGTTTCTTGAAGGGGTCGGCCCCTACGTCAAACTGGCGCAGGAGAGCCTCGGGATCCAATTGCCACCTGATCTGGCCCAGGCGGTCCAGATGGGGCATATGACCCAGGATGCGGCGCGGTACACGGCCCAGGTGAGAGGTTCGCAAGCTTTGGCTGCGAGCCAACTCCAACGGGTCCAACAGGAGTCGTCGCAACGCGACTACGCCACTCAGGTGCAACACTTCCAAGCCTCGGTGGCCGGCGCGGTTTCGCAATGGGAACAGCAGGTCAAAAGAGCCGATCCTGATTATGCGCGCAAAGAGCCCGTTGTGCGGGACCTCTTGCACGCCGTCGTCCAGGAACGTGGTCCGCCGCGTTCGCCCGCAGAGGCTGTCGAGATCGCTCGGCAAGCCTATGAGCGAGCGAACGCCGTCGTTAGCCGCTTCGTCCCGGCCCCGCGGTCAACGCACCAGGTCCCGAGCAGCATCAATCGGGTCAACGGCGCGCGGGCGGAGCCACGGAGCCTCAAGGAGGCTGTCCATCTGGCGATCGAGCGTGGAGCGCGTTGACGAACCTGCGCTCGGAGCGCTTTTAAGCCATGGCCTTCACGGCTGGTGAAATCACCAATATCGCCAATGCGGCGTTGGACTACTACTGGGCGCGGCCGGAAGAGTTCTTCCAGACCCTGCAAGACAAACCTCTCCTCAAACTCTGCGAAACCAGCCCCAAGAAATTCCCCGGGGGCAAGGGCAATATCTCAGTCGCGCTGCACGGGAAGTTCGGCGATGGCAGCGGCAACGATGTCCTGAAGGGGTACACCCACAATGACACCGTCGCGTTCTTCACTCCCGCCAATATCGTTCGCGGCAACTACCCATGGCGCGAGCATCACCTCGGCCTGACGTTGACCCATACCGAACTGAAAATGGACGGCATCTCCGTGGTCGACACCAATGGAGAGGAGACGGTCGAGCACACCGATCGCGACGAGACGGTGCTCGTGAATTTGTTTCAGGATAAACTTTTCGAGCTCGGCGAGCAGTATAGCCGCGGAATGAATGGTCTGTTGTGGGGCGACGGCACCGCCGATCCGAAAGGGCTCGCCGGCATGCAGTTCCTGATCTCGGCTGATCCCTCTGTCGGCACCGTCGCTGGCCTCGACCAGTCGCTGGCGGCCAACTCCTGGTGGAGGAACAGGGCGCGCACCACCGCCTTCGGCATCAAGGTCGGCGGCACGCCGGCGCTGGCGGCCTGGGGTGGAGACTCGATCACCACCAACCCGGCCAACGGCGGCGCGCTGATCACCGTGCTGCAGACCGAGTACCGCCAGCTCATCCGCTACGGCGGCAAGCCGACGATCGCGCTGTGCGGCTCGGACTTCATCGGCGCGATGGAGACTGAGGTGAGGGCCAACGGCAACTACAGCATGACCGGCTTCTCGTCGTCACGCGACGTGGCGGTCGGAGCGCTGTCGTACATGGGAACCAACTTCACCTATGACCCGACCCTCGACGACCTCGGCTTTAGTAAACGATGCTATTGGTTCGACCCCAAAAAGGTATTTCTAGTACAAATGACAGATGAATGGAGAAA